TTCCTTTATTATACAGTATTTATTACTTTTAAATAACTGCGTATATTATTAGGTATTCAAAAACCCATTATTTTGATCAAAGGTAAACTGCATTTTTTCTACTATATTGTAGGTTAAAAATATAACTTCTGCTTCAATTTGTAAGCCACTTTCATACTGATCTATTGTAACTGTGTTTACTCTTATTCTTGGATCGTAGTTAATAACATCAGTTACATTATCAATGATAATTTGTTTTAACGTTTCAGTTAATGGTTCATATAATATGTCCCAAATTATTGTACCAAATTGAGGATTTGATAAATTTTCACCTTGTCGAATATGAAAATGATTAATAATATCTTGTTTTATTAATGCAATCGTATAAATTAAATCCTGATTGGTCAGGATCTACTGTACTAAACCCTTTGTAAGTTTTTGACCCTATACCGTAGTCTGGTTTGATATTGCTTTTTACATTAATGTCTTGATATATTGCTTTTTCTTGTGTACTCATTTTATGCGTCTCCTACTAAAGTAGCTGTGCCGCTTCTGCCCATTGCTGCTTCTGCTTGTGCTTGATTTAAATTAATGCTTTGTTGTTGAGCTGCTTTTTGTGCGGATGCAAGATTGCTTTCTGCAATTTGATCTAATGCACTAAGTTCGCCACCAACTGCACTTTTAGCAGCTTCTTGGGCGGCTGCAAAATTGCTTTCTGCTATTTGGTCTAATGCACTAAGTTCACCACCAACTGCACCTTTAGCAGCTTCTTGAGCGGCTGCTAAATTATCTTCAGCTATTTGATCTAATGCACTAAGTTCGCCACCCGGAGTAACTAATGAAGCATTAGGATTTTTTTCAGTTTTTTCTTTTGCAAGAGCTTCTTCGTTTGCTCTATCTTCGTTTGGATTACCGCTTGCAGCTGGAGTTTGACAATGTTTAAATGTATCTTCAGAAGTTTCTGTTTTATCTTCAGTGTCTGTTGCTGGTGTATTACGGGCTAACGAATTATTCTGTTTTATTGCTGTGTGTTCTGCAGGATTTTTATTTTCTTTTTCTGGTCCTGATCCTGGTCCGGGTGTTCTAGTAATACCCGGTGATGCTTGTGCTTGTGCAGCTACAGCACTTCCACTATTCATATCAATTCTGCCTGCTGTTTCTTTATGTGCAGCTGAACTTATGTTACTAGAACCGGCGCAGGTTAACATTCCGTCTGCTCCGCACTGCACTGTCCAGTTTGCCGCTGTTGACATTGTCATTCGATTGCCTGCTTTTAAATTAATGTTATCACCTGATTCTAAATTAATATGACGACCGGCTTTAAAATTTAAATCTTGTTCTGAATGTACACTAATACTATCTTCTGCATAGATATCAATTTTTCCACTTGCTGTCATTTCAATATAACTTTTTCCACTACCGTGTGCAATATAAATTAAATCTTCACTATTATGTAAAAGTATTTGATGACCTGTTCTAGTACGTATTCTAAACAATTCGTTGTGAGGTATAGTAGGATCTCCGCCATCTGCAATACTTGCATAAGCACTTGGTGATGTTGCTGCAGGACCTTTTCTAAATAAAGTTGGATCACCGTCATCCATAACTACACTTGTTCCGCCTAGTCTACTACTTTTGATATTAATTGAATTAAGTTTATCACCTGAAGGAATAGTTGGTTTTCCGTCTCGACGATCTACTGGGCCAGGACTACTCCATCCAAATACCATACTAGGCAAGTCACGTCTAGCACTTGATGATGTTGTTCCTCTAATTGAGTCTTGATCAAGTCCGGTTCTTTTAAGTACTTCAAGTTGTTCAGTATTAACTGGTTTAACAAACTGTGTAGCATTATTTCCTGTTGCTTCTTCAGTCTTTTTATTATATTCTGCTACCGGAAGTATTTTGCTTGTTGATTCTGTATTATATGATGTTGATGCATTTCCAGGAACCATAAAGTTCATGTTTTGATCTTGAATACACCCTATCCAATAACCTTTACCTCGATTGCCTTCAGCAAAGATTACTAAAACTTTTGTATCAATGTCTGGCGGAACTGCCCAAAAGCCGTAACTTTTTTGAGTATGGTCATAGCCGTCATTTTCACTTGTTGCAGTAAACGGAGTTACACCATAAAACGGACTCAAATAGGATACTTGTACTCGTTCGCCTGAGCTTTCTCCGTTATTGCCTTCAGCATTTGTTTTTAATAGTTCAACTTCTAAACTACCCATATATTCGGTATCAAGATGATTTTTTACAACAGCAACATAAGGACCCGGTCCTTCTTGGGCTTTTGCTACTTTTGGTGGATGTGGGCTACGTGTTTCTTCTGACATTATTGCGGTCCTCTAACATCTCGGTTATATACTGGTGGTTTTCTAACTGGGCCTGCACTTGGTGCCTTAGCTGGTCCAGCAGCTGCATTATCCATACTACCTATACCCATTTGACGTTGGCGTAGTTTACTTGGGCCACCTGTTGTAGTACCTACCGGAATTCCTCCATCAACTGCACCGGCATTAGAAATACTTGTGTCATTGCCTGCTGCTCCGTGAGGGTTTCCTGTCATTGAATTTGTTTCAGTTTTTTGTAATTGTTTGTCAGCACCTTCAGTTGAAACTGGTCCAGTTTCTTGTACTGCTGCGTTTTCATTGTTTTGATTAGGTAGTCTAATAGTCTGTAATACTTGTGTAAACTGCCCTTGATTAAATTTATTCGAAACCATAATAACTTTATATAAACCGTTAAATTGGCCTACTGGGGCTGTTCCGCCGTTTGGAAATGTCATATAATTTCCAACATAGTCAATAGGAGTTCTAAAATTAATTTCTACATGCACTTCACCAGTCTGATAATCCATAGTGCCGTCAGCATTAATATTTGAAGTTGCTCCTGTAGCAGCACTATAATTACCTACACCGCTGTCTGCAATATAATATGGGTCTCCCCAAATTTCTAAATCTACAGTTATTAAATCTACTGGAGAATTTACTAGTGCTTCGTTAAAGTTTGCAGCAACTACTGATTCTGGATGTACAAACGGTCCGCCAACATCTGTCATTGTTCCTTTGTTTACATCAGCTAATGTTTTTGATCCAGGTAATACTTCTGAGTTTGATTCTGTTGAGCCAGGTGCAGAAACATCAGCTCCTGAATTAGTTCCTGAACTTGCGGCTGTTTTTGCATCTGCTGTTTTTTGTCCAAAGTCTCCTGCAATACTAGTAAAAAATGCTGTTTTAAAATTAATATCAAAATTTAAAATATCTTTGTTTTGACCTGTATATATGTAGTTGTATTCTTTAGCTGCTACTGCTTTTAGTTCATCTATTCCTTTAGACGATTCTGTTGGTGATTTGAAATTACTATGGTGTACTTTATAAGGTACAACTCTGTAAACAAATATTCTTGGTGGTGCTCCTGTTTTATCTACATTAGCATGATCAGTAACTTGATATACATTAGTTTCAACTCTAAACCAATCAACCATTCCGCCAACTGGTTTTGCATCAACAATGTCTCTACCAAATTTACTTAATAATATAACTTGTTCAATAATACTTTCTATTTTTTTACCATTACTAACTGTCATAATTCTAGCATCAGTAGGAGTTGTAACTTTACATCGATCTATTTTTCCAGGCTCTTCTTCACTTTCGCATGCTGCTGCTTTGCTCATATTCTTTTTACCAGCGTCTAGTTTACTTTCTACAATTTTAGACAATCCAATAGAATTAATATTTTCTTCCTTGTCAGCATACTCTCTAATATTTTCGCCTAAGTTTGATCTTTTAACTGCAATACCTAATTCTGTAGGCAATGAAGCCGTAAACTGTTCCATTGTTAATCCGCCTTCGGTTACGCCCAAAGCTGATTCGTACAATCGCTGTTGTTCTTCTTCAGTAAATTCTCTATATTGAAACTCTCCGGTATCCCCGCCGTTGCCTTGTGTAGTTGCCGAGCCGCCGCTTTCACCTGAATCACCGGCGTTAAGGGTAAATGCCGCTGATTCTTCGGCACTTGAATCAGCAGTTGGAAACATTATTACATATTGATTTCCTTTAGATTTATTTCCTTCTTTGACACCTTCTAATTCTTTTTCATTCATTACAGATGTTAAACTTTGAAATCCCCATTGTAACATTTCTGCAACTGTGCGGCCTTCAAACGTAATATCATTTCTTGTTGACTGTGTTTGGTCAGTTAATGCAGCTTCGTTAAATGGAATAGCTGTAACTTGATATCGACTACCGCCTTCAGTAACATCAAATTCTATGTTTACAAGTTTAAGTGGAAACAGTCGTCGAGCCCCACTCATATTCATAGGAGTATTTCCTGGACCATACCCTTTAAATTCTGTTTGTAATATAAACGGTGCTTCGATGTAATTTTTATGTCCTGCACTAATTGCAGCAATCTGCAATGCTTGTAAAAATAATCCCATACTATAAGGTTCAGTTACTTCAAAACTAATACCTACTGCATTTGTTCCTCTAGATTCAGGATTAGGTGCTATTAATGATTCAATATTAACATTGTCTATAAAGTATTCTGTTTTTCCATTACGTTCATAGATTGTTCGACTTCCTCGCAAACTGCCGCCGCCTGATCTTATAATTGTAATTAATGGATCATTATATCTATATGTTAAATCAGGAAAATTTAATTCAAAGTCAGTTAGCGCACCTAAAGTAAAAACATAGTTATAAGTTGCAAAATCTTCTAGCATATTAGGTTGTTTACCGCCGCCGACTCCAAAGAATCCTCCTAGTCCAGAAGCACCAGATAACAGCCCTCCTAATCCACCTCCTAAGGCGCCGCCAAGTCCGCTTAATGCACCAAGACGCTGATTTAATACTTGACTTATTCCGCCTTGTGCAAGATCTAAACCACCTAATGCTGGTCCTGTTATACCGTTGACTGAATTTATCATATCAACTGTTGCGCCTCTAATTTCGCTTGTTGCACCTTCAACTGCACTAGCAATACCGCCTACAGAAATTTTTCCAGATTCTTTAAATTGACTTCCAACTGTTTTAGCCGCTTCTTTTATAGAATCAGTGTCAATACTCTTGCCCACGGATACCAATCTATCTTTTAAATTCTGAGGATT